TTCTTCTGTGCAAACTCCTATTAGATTAGATCCTGCATCTTGGTCATTAGATAATTTTGGAGAAATATTAATTGCTACAATGCATAATGGTCCTACATTTATTTGGGATCCTACAAATAATGGTCTTGGAGGAAGAGCAACTATTAATACTAATATGCCTACTAAATCAGTAATGACTATTGTTTCAGATAGAGATAGACATGTAATACATTTAGGAACAGAAGCAACTATAGGATTACCTGGAACCCAAGATAAAATGCTTATTCGTTTTTCTGATCAAGAAGATTATGATGTTTATCAACCTACATCAACGAACACCGCTGGAACATTTAGACTAGATGATGGAACTAAAATTATAGGAGCTGTTAAAGCTAAAGATTATATATTAATTCTTACAGATAGTGCTGCATATACTATGCAATTTGTTGGTCCTCCTTATACTTTCACTATTAGAAAAGTAGGATCTAATTGTGGTTGTTTAGGTCAACATGCAATTGTTTTTGCACAAGGTGCCGTATGGTGGATGGGCGATTCTGGTGGATTCTTTGTTTATGATGGTACAGTAACTTCTGTTCCTAGTTTAGTAGAGGATTATGTATTTACAACTACAGGATCTGAAAATCCTGGTCTTAATTATAATTCAGATGAAATAATTTATGCTTGTCATAATAGTTTATTTACAGAGGTAACTTGGTTTTATGCGGATGAGTCTTCTTCTAATATTAATAGATATGTGACTTATAACTATGGTGAAAAAGTTTGGACGACAGGAACTATGGCAAGAACTACTTATGCAGATGCAAGTGTTTATGATTTACCTCATGCAACCAAATACGATTCAAACGTTACTCCAACATTCCCTGTAGTCAATGGCGTGTCTTTAGGAGCAACTTATTATTATGAACATGAAATTGGAGTAAATGAAGTAGATTCAACAGGAGCTAAAACTGCGATACCTGCATACATTAGATCAGGGGATTTTGATTTAGATGTAGATGGAGATGGCCAGTATTTCTTAAAACTTAATAGATTTATACCTGACTTTAAAAATTTAGAAGGTAATGTAAAGGTCACTTTATTTTTAAGAAGCTATCCTGCCGACACAACAACGGCCAAAGGACAAACAACTATTGGTCCTTTTACTGTAAATTCTAGTACCGATAAAATAGATACTAGAGGAAGAGCAAGATTAGCTAGTATTAAAATAGAAAATGATGCTATAGATGAGACTTGGCGTTATGGAATATTTAGAGTAGATATACAACCAGATGGAAGAAGATAATGGCTAAAATAGATTTTTACGTACCAGAACCTAAACCCGAATATAATATAGATGTTCAAAGACAAATTATACAAGCTATTGATACTTTAAAAAGTCAATTGAATACAAGTTTTCTAGAAGAACAAGTTCAAGAGACACAAAGATTTACTTGGTTTAATTTAAGGTTTGGCTGCTAATGAGTTGCGATAATATAAATATAACTACACAACCTGTTAGTATTGCTGGGACTAATACTGATGCATTTGGAAGATTAAGAGTATCCGAACCATATTCATTATTTGATTCTCAAAATAGATATGCAATAGATAATCAATTTGATACAGCAACCACTACCGGTGGATCTACTACTTATTTAGCAAATGAATCATCTGTTAGATTAGATGTAACAACTGCTTCTGGTGCTGAAGTAGTTAGACAGTCTTATAGATCAATGCTTTATCAACCTGGTAAAAGTTTACTTGCTCTTATGACATTTGTAATGAATGTTCCTAAAGCAAATTTAAGACAAAGGGTTGGTTATTTTGGAACTCAAAATGGACTTTATTTTGAATTAACAGGAGCATCTCCAGGAACTAAAGCATTTGTTTTAAGAACTTATATTGGTGGTTCTGTTGATAATTCAACAAGAAGAGTTGAACAAGCTAACTGGAATGGTGACAAATTAGATGGAACTGGAGCTAGTGGATTAACATTAGATTTAACAAAACCACAAATTCTATGGATGGATTTTGAATGGTTAGGTGTTGGTAATGTTAGATGCGGATTTATTATCAATGGTCAATATATTGTATGTCATACTTATCAAACTGCAAATGTTACTGGGACTTCTGTTTATATGACAACAGCAATACTTCCTGTAAGATATGAAATAACAAATACTGCAGAAACAGCATCCTCTTCTTCAATGAAACAAATATGCTCTTCAGTTATGTCAGAAGGTGGATTAGAACCTACTTCAATAAATCATGTTGCACAAAGAACTACGTCATTGACAGGTATTGGAACAACACTAGTACCATTAGTATCTATTAGACTTGCATCAACTGCATTAGGTGCAATTGTATTACCAAGTTCAATTAAAGTTTTACCAACTAGTGCTGATGATTTTGAAATACAACTTGTTAAAAATGCAACATTAACAAGTGCTTCTTATTCTGCTGTAGCAAGTGATGCTAACGTTGAATATGATGTTGCTGCGACTGCAATGACCGGTGGAACTATTGTTCAATTAGATTATGTTGCTTCTTCTGTTTTAGGAAACGTTCCTTTAAATGAACCTGGAGCATTTAACTGGGATACTCAATTAGGAGCATCTATTGCAGGGACGAGTGATGTATATACTCTTGGAGCTAGAACAATAACTGGCACAGGAGATATAATTGGATCTTTAAACTTTTTTGATTTAACACAATAATACTATGGCAAATTTTTATAAAAACGCATTCTATGATCCCAACACTACAGCTGCTGTAACTGTATATTCATGCCCTTCTAATTCAAGAGCAATCATACAAAATATACAAATAACAAATGAAGCTGGATCTAAAGTATTAAAAGCATCTATATATGATAATTCTGTAAGTACTAATTTTCAAATAGCTTATGCAAGTATAACTGGTCCTACAATATGTAATATAGCAAGTGGCCCTATTATATTAGAAGAATCTGATATACTAAAGCTTGAAACTTCTAATGTATCATATATAACTGCGGTAGTGTCAATTTTAGAAATGAATAGAGAAGATCAAAACGGTTAATGGCTAGAAAAGTACAATCAGGTCACGGAACTTTTATTAAACATACTAATAAAAAAAGACCGGGGCGTCATAGCAAAAGACCTAATAAAAGAAACGATAAAAAAGAATATAGAGGACAAGGAAGAAGATGATGTTTTACATATGGCATACTTTAATAGTGATTCTATTCCTAGCTTTTTCATTTTATTTAGGATATAGATTTGGTAAAAAAAATAAGGAATACAAAATTACCTACGAAGAAAAACCAAAAGTAGGAAAATGTCCAATGGGGTTTAACTAATGGCTGAAGATATAAAATTAGAAGATCAATATATAAAAGGTTATGAAACAATAAATGGGGAACAAGTACCCATTATTAAATGTCCTACAAAAGTAACTATTAAAAATAAAGTTACGGGAACAGTATATGAATCAGAAGAAGCTGCTAAAGCAGATATAGCTAATCCAAATACACCTACAAAAGAAGAACATATCTCTAGAGATGTCGCAATAACAGTTGCACATTTAGCTTTATTTGGTAGAAGTAAATAATGAATCCAAGAGGTGGCACTGAGTTACAACTAGAGTTTTTAGAAAAACACGTAGATAAAAAACTATTAAACGAATTTCAAATAACAACTTCAGTTCCTGAAAAGATACCTTTACACCCTACTAAAATTAATATTCTTTGGCAAAAGAATTCTTATGATCAACCTAATCTTGCACCTTGGTTTAATGATAAATCTAATCATAAAAAATATGATTGGTATGTATTTAATAGCCATTGGAATTATGAAAAGTTTAGATACAAATTTGATATACCAACAGAGAGATGCACTGTTATAAAAAACGGAGTAGTTAGATTTCCTAAAAGAACTATTCCATATCAAAAAGGTGAGCCCGTAAAACTTATATATCATCCAACTCCCTGGAGAGGATTAAGTGTGTTATTAGCAGCAATGCAACATATTAAAAATCCTTTAATTACTTTAGATGTGTATTCATCTACTCAAGTATATGGAGATGCTTTTAAAGCAGCTAATGATGATGTGTATAAACCTTTATATGATCAAGCAAAACAATTACCTAATGTAAACTATATTGGATATAAACCTCATGAATATATTTTAGAACATTTAAAAGACTATCATATATTTGCATATCCAAGTATTTGGGAAGAAACATTTTGTATATCTGCATTAGAAGCAATGGCTGCAGGATTATATACAATTGTAACTGATCTTGGTGCTTTATATGAAACATGTTCAGAATGGCCTATCTATGTTCCTTACGAAAAAGATTTTTACAAATTAGGAGAACAATTTGGAGCAGCAATTGAATCTGCAGTAGAACATTTACATGAACCTCATTTACAAAAACATTTAAATGAACAAAGTAAATTTGTAGATTATTTTTATAATTGGGATAAACAAGGTAATCAATGGACTAATTTTTTAACAGGAGCATTAAATGCAAGACTCAAGTAAACCAATATGGGTTAATAAAAAAGAACTACCCAAACTAGAAATAGAAGTTAAACCTTATTCTATATTTGTAGCAACACCAGTTCATTCTGATGTTTCTATTCATTATACACAATCATTATTAGAGTTTCAAAAAGACTGTTTTATGAATAAAGTTAAAACACAATTTCAAATTATGAAATCTTCTTTAGTAACTCAAGGAAGAAATTTATGTGTAGGTGCTTTTTTAGAATCTAAAATGACTCATATGTTATTTGTAGATTCCGATATTGATTTTCAATCAACCTCTATATTTAAAATGGTAGCGTTAGATAAAGATGTAATATCTATTCCTTATCCATTAAAAATAATACGTTGGGATAAAATATTAGAAAATGTTCAATCAGGAAGATTTAAAACAGCGAATGATTTAGCTACAGGAGGCATGACTTATCCTATGAAATTACCAGATGAAAAAAGTATTAAAGTAGATAAAGGAGTTATAGAAGTAACACATTCTCCAACTGGATGTATGTTAATTAAAAGATCTGTATTTGAAAAAATGATGGAAAAATATCCTAATCTAAGAATTAGCCAACCTACTGTTATCAATGGAGAGTTAATAGAAAAACCATTTTTATATAATTTTTTTGATACAATGTTTGATGAAGAAAAACATCAGTATTTAGGTGAAGATTATGCGTTTTGTAAACGTTGGAGTGACATTGGTGGTAAGTGTCATGCCTATGTTAATGACATAATTTCACATATTGGCGAATTTCAATATTGCGGAAAATTCATAGACGAGTTGATAATTGATAAGTAAAATGTTAATATTTTAACATTATTTAAACAGGAGCTCATAAATATGCCAGTTTGGCTTTTACCAGCATTAATCAACTTTGGAATATCAAAGGCTATGGGTGCATCTACAAAGAATGCATTATTAAGCTCTGCTGCAGCAGCTGTATTACCAGGTGCAGGTGGAGGAACTTCAGCTCTTTCAGGTGGAGCCGGTGGCGGTATAGGATCATTATTTGCACAAGGTGCTGGACCAATTGGTATGTCTAACATATTACAACAAGGTCTTCCTCAATTATTATCTAGAGGAAATCCATTAGCATATGCAGGAATGCAATTTGCTGGTCAACAATTGTTTCCAGGATCAACGCCAGGAATAAAAGAAATGGGTGATGCTAGAGTAGCCGAACAAGTTGCTAATCAAGGCAAAGGAATGTTTGGAGGAATAACGGATATGATTCCAAAATCAGTTAGAGATTTTGCTGGAAGCGATATTGGAAAATTTACTTTATTGTCTACAGCTGCTCCTCTTGTAAAAGGAATTTTTAGTGGTGATGATAAACAAACAATGAATTTACCTCTACCAAATCAAGGGTATTCTAGATTAGTTAGAGAAGGTATTTTAGGTCCTACTTCATTTATGAGAAGAGATTATACAACAGGACAAGATGTTCCTTTAGAAGATAGAGAAACATATAGAGTTGTTGAAGATGTATTAGGAAATGAACCTACGCAAAAATTTAAAGCAATAGAATTAAATCAAGGTGGAATAGTAAGTGTTGCAAAATTTAATGAAGGTGGACAAGTATTACCATCTAAATATACTCATGATGAAAATGATATGAACAATTATGCTAGAGCAAATGGTTTTGTT